TTCTGCTGATATATCAATCCTCATCTCATTCTTACCTACACCTTCTTTGTAAGCTAAGTGTCCTGAATCAATTAGTAACTTGTTTTTTTTGTTGGCATTATAAGGAGCTTTCCAAGAACCTTCACCATATGCTAATGCTGATTTTTCATCTGTACCAAAATCTATAACCTCACCTCTTTTTTTAGCTTCTTCATATACAGAATTCCAATCTTGTTCTGCCTGTTCAGACATGTCAACAAAACTTCCATCTTCATTTTGAAATATTGTAGGGAATGAAAACCAATTGCCTTGACCATCGGTTTCGGTCTTCATTTTATGAGTAGATACAGAGCCATCTTCATTATTTAACACACCTTCTCTATTAGGTGCATCAGGCATAAAAACTTCTTCTTCTACAATAGGTGCTGTTTCAACTACTTCTTCAGTTTGCTCAACGTTTACTTCTAAACCATCCGAAGACCCAAGCGGTGTTTCCGTTTCTGTAGTGGATTCCGTAACTTCCTCGACCCCATCTGAAGGAGTAACGACTTGATTTTTTTTTTCACCGAAACCTACTAATTTAGAAAACTCTGAAATATCTTTTGAGTATCCTTTGGTTTTTACATAATCAAAATTGTCATCCAAAACCTCTTGGTCAGAGCTTATTAATTGGGTAAATTCTTCTATGCTTTTGCTATAACCTTGAGATGTAGCTCTTTCGTATAAGTCTTTTAATACTTCTGGATCCATTTTATTTATTTTTATTTATCCTTATAATTAACTCCTGCCCCTGCCCCACCAGCGTTGATGTCTTTATCTGAATTTAATGCTTGAAAGAATTGATTAAGAATTGCATTTACCTCAAGTTTCATTTCTTCTTTGTCAGTACTTTCTTGACTACCTGTAATGGTTATTGTTTTGCCTTTAGAGTTTACACCTGTTATAGTTATATCGTCACCATCATAACTTACGTCAAGGTTATCAATCTTTTGATTAGACTTATTTAAAGCCTCATTAAGTGCGCCTTTCATTCCTTTAACTAACAAATCTTCGTCAACACCAGTATATGAGGCATCATCTGCAGCTTTAATAACATCTGTTATTCTATTGGATAATGTAACAGCCTTAGTTCCTGTACCTTCAACAACAGTATCCATACTTAATTTAGCTTGGCTTCCAGTACTTACGGTGTTACCTAGGAAATTACCTGCATCATACGTCTCATTAAAGTTATTTCCTGCACCTATATATGTATTGAATAAATCTTTAGTCTCAGTTGGATTTGTCATAATAAGACCTAAAGTTTGCTGTGTTCTTTCCTGTAAAGAAACTTGTTTACCATCTTCATCTGTATGGTATACAATTCTCTCCTCTACTCCCCTTGGAGTTTGAACTTTATATATTTCTCCCTTTCGTGGATTACCTTTGCTGTCTAATTCCCCTTCTAACTCTTGTACTTTACTACTGCTTAGAATCTCATTAAATCCTTTTTCAACAGTATATAAACCACTTGCTTTCATTTCTTCAAGTGCTGAGGTCTGGCTGCTTCCTCCTAAAGCCATTCTCTTAGACAACTCAACTCTACCAATCTTATCATTTTTAATTACTCTATTGTTAGAAGCACCTGAGCTATTTGGATCAAACTCGCTTCTTTTAGTACCTCCCTTGAGCTTTCTACTTAAAGACGCATATATACTACTACCTGCACTTTTCTCTGCCGCATCAAGGTCACCATCTCTCCATTTAGGAACAATCTGATTGTTTGCACCAACTACTATTTCTACATATTTAAATTTCTCTCCTGTTTGAGTCTTTCCCTTAGCATCAACATAACTATAACTTATTTTTTCATTAAGGTCTATTCCTTGTTTTGTCGCACTTGCCCATTCTGCAGGAGTCATTATTTCAGAACGCTCTGATCTAGGGCCATTGTCTGAAAGTATACTCATACTTCTTTCAACAGTTGATGTTGCTACACCTATAGCATCTTCTATTAATTCTTTAACTTGTGGATTATTTGCTTGGTAAGTTTCTATATTACCATACATCTTATTTTGAGGGTCTTTCATAAACACATCAAATGACCTTCCTAAAGCAGAATCTGAATTAGTTAATTTTTCTGTTTGAGTCTTTAAATTAAAATAATCGGCTCTTTGGTTACGCCCTTGCTGAAAAGCCAATAAACTTATACCAGATTTTCCAGGTAAAGGAATAGGTTTCCCATCTTTATCTCTTTTTAATTCTCTTATCTTAGTTGCTTCATTAACTTGTGTTTCATAAAACTCAACAGTTCCCATACCATCTTCACCAAACTTAACTTTTGTAAATTCAGGATTAGTTAAAGTACTTTGAATTCTTTGTAGAGCTGCTTCAAATCCCATAGATTTAGGGTCATGAAAAACATCTGCACCCCCTTCTTCATCAGGCCAATAACCACCTCTAGCTCTTTCTAAAGTTAATTTGTTTTCAGCTGCAATATTTTTTACATTAGTAGACATAATTTCAAAAGACTGTTTTCCATTTGCTTGGAAAATAATATTATCTTCTGGCTTTATCATACCTGCTTTTACCATATTCATATTACCATAAAGACGATCTTTGTAATCAGCTAGACCATTTATAATAATATCTCTTTCAGTTTTATTAGATGGGTCTAATCCTTCAATCTTATCGTTAGCATCTTTTTCAGCCTCCCTAAATCTATCAGCTGTGTCTGTTTTTAGCTTTAGTCTCTCAGCATCAATACTATCTTTCCAAGCTTTAACATCAGCCATTCCTGTGTCAATAGCTGCAAGTGTGGTTTTTTTATTTGCTACTCCTGTGTTTCCTTGTAGAACTGAAAACTTTGCTGCTTCTAATGCATTACCCATATCTTATTATCTAAAATTTAAATATATCTCCTAAATTGCCCAAAGGGTTTTGTCCATTAGGAAACAAACTCATTGTTCCTTTTTGTATATCAAACATTGCTTTTTCAAGCCCACTCATCGCAGCATAGTCTTTTGCGGCTTGAGCTTCTGCTTGTTGAGCATTCTGTTGTTCTACAAAAGCAGATAACTGATTTAAATCAACATTACCAAATCCAGGTATTGAAGTCGGAGCAGCTGCATTTTGTGTAGGCGTTGTTGGTGTTGCTGAAGGTATTGATCCGCTTTTTCTAATTGCGCTTAATTCACTATTACTAAAATTACCTGCTTGAATTTGTTTTAAAGCTTCTGCTCTATCTATTCCTGAACTTTTAGACATTGCATCTGCTGCTTTACCCATGGCGTTTTCTCCACCTGCAAATCCTCCAAAAGCCGTTACACCTGCGCTCAACGCAGAAGTACCTGCACTTATAAAGGCGTTTGTAGCTTGACCTGATAAATCGTCTGCTTGTGCTGTTAATGCATCAGCTTTTACTCCTGCTGCTTGCGCTCTATCATCAAACATAAGCGCAATCTTAGCAGCATCTGTTTCACTAGCTTCAGCACGTTTCATGTCAATATCAATCTTTTGTTCAGCATACTTGTCAGCAATTTTACCTGTAGTAGCATCACCAACTAACTTAACCTTACCAGCTGTTGCACTAACCCCTCTTTGGTCTCCCTCTTGAGCTGCTTCAACAATTTGAGAACCCATTACATTTGCAGTCTGAAGTTGTTTGTCATAAACGTCTGTTGTTGCTCTAACTGCATCGTAGTAGTTGGCTTCTAACCTAGCTACTGCTTCTTTTTCCAACTCTTCTTTTTCTATATTAAGTCTACCTGCTTGTCTAGCTGCATCTTTTGAGGCATCAGCTGCCATAAAACCTTTTGCTGCCTGACCTCCTACTGCTATAGTTGCTGCTGCTATTGTTGTGAACATTGCCATATTATAATCTTTTTATCATTTCTTTAGTATACTTGTCTCCTTCAATATAACCATTTTCTTTGTACCTTTCAATTAGCGAATCTGACTTTATTAATGCATAAGAATATTTGCAATCAGAAAGTTTAAGAGTATGGGTTAATATTTTAATTAATTCATCTAAAGCTTCTTTACGATTTGTCTTGTCTTTGTAGTTGAAATTAGATATAATCCAATCACACCATCCAACCTTAGAATTTGTTATATATATATATCCTGCACAAACAGGAATATCATTATCATATACAATAAAACCTCCTTCTCCATCATCTGGTAAAAAATCTTTTGGAGGTGCTGTCCATCTCCAATCTTTCCACCATTTTACTAAGATGTTATCGTAATCCGTTTTATTTAATTTTCTTATAGTAAATTTCATTTACGCAAAGATACGATTTTTAAGGAAAACTTTTAAAGACATCTGAATCTACAGTAAATAATTCTACAGCACTAGTGTTATTGTTTGTTAATTTAAACTCCATATAATAACCTGTAGCTCCATAAGATTCAGCAACACTATTTTTAGTTGTAAAAATATACGCTCCAGATGGTACAACTGAACCCACTGGTAATAAATCTGTTGCATCTGCTTGAATGGTTTTTCTGTCAGAACTTATACTTGTTATTGGCCCTACCTCTTTTAGAGTAACACCATCTTTATAAAAAACAGAATCACCATAATTAACAATAGAACTTATTGATATTGAGAACGTTAGAGTTATTATACCTGGTGACGCTCCTGATGTACTTAGAAAACCACCTATTCCTTGAGTAGACCTTTGTCTAAAATCTTGAGACCCTCCTATTCTTCTTATAAAAGCAAACCAAGCTCCTTCTTTTTCTTCAAAATAAGTCTCATCCATAAAGCCACTACCTAAGTCAGTAACTATAGAACAATCCCATGAATCATCACTTTCAAGTTCAATAGTTTTAAAAACCTTAACAGTTGTAGGTTCTTGATTAAAAACACCTGTTAGTGTAGAATCATAATCAATTCCATAGAAGTTGTTTCTTCTTTCATTTGTGTTGTGTCTGTATAAGCTACCCCCTTTAAAAGTATATAAATATTGATTCATACCCAATATGCAATCAGGCATGTAACTATAAAAAGAAGGCCATCCTTTTACTGATTCACTAAATGTTAATGTATAATCTTGCATTATTATTTGTTATTTATATTGTTCACACTCATCATACATATTGCTATGTACATGAGTTTACTGCTGTAACCACTCCGTTAACCGTAGTTATTACCGTATTGTTATCCATTACATAGTTTTGATTAGAAACTGGATTTGCACCATCATGATCAGAATAAACAAAATTATTAAGCTCAGGAAATGCATTCCCTTGGTTTTGAAATCTAGCAAAATAAAACGTAGTTGTAGCTGCAACACAACTTGTTGAAGAGCCTACTGCTGTTGCCTGAAAAAGAGGTAATGCTTGAGGACAAGAAACAGAAATGTCCCAAGCTGTAGTAGCACAAGGCCCTAATACCTGCACCTGAACAATCCCTGGCGTAGCTGTTGTTTTTGGTATCACCAATAAACTATACTCATTCAAACCTCCCCCAACATAATCACCAGTATTCAAGGTGAAGTTTTGAGGAGAAGGACTACCAACGTCCCAAGTACCTAATGAAAAACCATCATAAAACGTATAAGCTGTTGTGTTTGGTAAAGCAGGTAAACAATTATTACCAACATTTCCTAACATAGTAAAAGAGCTTGGAACGCCACTTGTTGAACGTCTATACCCATTAGTTGGAGAGGTAAGTGTATTATACCAAACCCCATTAAACAACACTCTTATGCCATCAGGTACACTTTGTGGATTAAAATATATCAGAATCGCACCTGTGTCTGCAGCTGTAGTTCCTGCATCAAACTCTAATTGATACACGCCTTGCCCACCACCTGGAGGATTAATGTTTGTCCCACATGGAATTCCACAGGTTTCACAAATAATTAAAGGGCCTAAAAGACCATTTAATTGGTTTCTGTATTCACCATTATATTGATATATTCCATCAACTGATTTGTTTATTAAATTAATATCATCGAATACAGCTGTTGCTGTTCCGAAAATTGGTGAATCTATGTATTTGTTTACTAAAGTTGGCATATATTATATTTTTATGGTTGTGGCGGCTCAATACAGTTGCAACAAGCCTCTGATGGACTTGCAACATCATAACACATTTGCAATAAAGTAGGCTCTCTTAAATCCCAAACTAAATATATATAATCCGATTGTGAGTTATATGTAAAACTAGCTGAATATTCAGGGAAACTACCTACGATTGGTGTAGCTGTGTTTAATAATGGAATCAACGTATTTATGTCCGCTTCATTATAATTTGTATTAGTTACTAAGTATTTAAATTTATCTGATGTTGGATCAAATTGAAATGTCTGTCCTGCTCCTTGTCTGTTTTTCATCGTAACAAGCGAACCAAGCACAGGTAAAGTTCCAAAAGAAGACTGTCCTGTTTGCTCTGCAAACAACGAAACACCATCATCTTCAAGAGTTACTGCGTTAGTGCTATAAGGACTTAAATCCGTTCCTAAAGACCACCTGTATCTACATGTGGTAGTTTCACTAGCCTCTCCTGCAAAATTAATGACTATTTCTTTAACAGTTATTAAAGCTGCTTGTGGACAGTTAAAATCCATTTCTACAGATGGAACTCCTTCAGATAAATCAGGTGTTAAAATTACTATTGCATTAGTAGGATTGTTTGTAGTTTTAGTAAAATTAACAGAACCATTACCTGTAACAGATTGATTAACTACAACATTACCATCCCATTCTATTTTTATGTTTACAGAACCTGTAATTTCATAATCAAAAACAACATTACCTATTATCGTTGTTAAATCTATTTCAAGAGTATAAGGTGTAAGTAATTGACTTAAAATCAAACTATAACCACATTCTCTTATATCTATGGGTTGAGGTATTAAGATATCATTAGAGCTTAATACAAACTCATTCATATAAGGATCAAATCCTCCTAATTTTTGAGTTTCAAAAGAATCTACAAATAAATCTCTAAACCAAGACCTCATTCCTACTTCAGAAATAACTCCTAATCTACCTCCTGTATCTCCTTTTGCCCCACTACCTTTTAATTGAAGAACAGAACTTCTTTTTGCATCTGTAAAAAATACATCAGTTCCATATGTAGAAAAACTTTCAGGGTTATTACTAATCCCAAACTCCTCTACTCTAGCAAGTTGAGTTCCTAAAACCTCAGGTACTGAAGTAATAGCACCACCTGCTGCTGCATCTGACAATAAATTTTTACCTACAAGCAAGGATGATATTCTATCTTCTTGTAAAACAAGTATATCTGTTTGCCTAGAGTGCATTACCCTTACAGGCCCATAAGCTGTTTCAAGTGTCTTGAAATTGGCTAAGGCTAAATTAAACTGATTAAGTTTATTTAAATTAGTCTCTTGATTAAATACCCCACTATAAGTTACATCTGCAAATCTATTAGACTCTTTGTATTGTTCTTCAGATACTGATGTTACTTTTTCTCCTAACTCAAGAACAGGCTTTATCAAAGCGTCTAAAACCGTATCACTTTCTACCCCATTTCCAAAGGTAAAAGCATTGAAGAATGTTAAATCAACAATAGCAGGCTGTAATAACGTTTGATCTTGGTCAGCATCTAAATCTCCTGACAAATGAAAACCATCTACTATATCAAATGTTTGTTCATTTTCATAATATAACTCATCATTAGCATCTAAAGGTTCTGTTTCAAATACCATTAAACTAGTGGCTCTTTGCGCCTCTACCAATACATCCCCCCAAGAATTTCTTTTATTAGGTGAACCACAAGTAGGAGTTCCGTTTCTAAACGATAAATATTGTTTACCTGTTACCGCATCTTCTTGAAAGAATATAACATTTTGTCCATGACCACCAGGGGCAGTAATTGGCCCCAAAAATGGATTACTATTTACAGGATAAGCATATAATTGACTATCAAATGATACAACGTTGATAGTATCATCAGAACCTGTTGTTACTCCATTTGTTAAATCAATATTGTCTCCTTGAATAAAATCATATAAACTATCATAGTCATTTCCTGCAGTAAATCTTTTGTCAAACTCATAAGTACGACTTCCACATTTACTTCCTCTTTTGTTTCTGTTTGCTCTTAGTTTAATCCTAACAAGACTTCCTGCAGGAATACTAAAAGGTTCGTATTCTAATTCACCTGGGTCTCCATAATCAGGGTTTTCAATATTTGTACCTGCTGTTGCAATACAATATGAACCCTTACATTTACCTTCTCGTTCAACAAATGCATTAGGAGGATAGTCAGCTGCAAAACCTGTTGGCTTCAATTGCATATACGTCCCTCCAAACTGACCACATGTTCCTTCTATGACAGTCCCATCTGCATCTTTATCACAAAGAAAATCATCTATTTCTACTCCAAAACCTAAAACTTTTGTTTTTGCGCAATTTAAAACAGGCCCATTAGTATCTGACTTTACATATAAGATAGTATTATCTTTTACTTTGTCTCTATTGTCTCCTTCAAGTTTAAAATAAGTAACACCTGTTTCTTCTTCTTGAAAGAAAATATTAGAATAAATAGTTCTGTATAATCCCTTAGACTCTTTTATAACGAATTTATATTTAGTAGCCCAATAAGGTGGATAATTATTAACTTCTACTCTTATGTTGTTTTTTGTAACGGAATTTTGACATGGGATATATACAGTATTTTCTGTATCTACTAAAGCCGTAGTGCTTCTTCCATAATCATCCATATAAACCACAGCAATTTCATAATCTCTATTACTATGTAGCGTTTGTTTCGAACTGTCTTTAGCATATAATCCTGTTGCATCTATTGATGTAAGATATTCGTATGCGAACACACCTAATGGTGTCGGAGGAGTTTGAGTTTGGTCATATTGCTCAAATTTAATAGCAGGTAAGGTAAATCCTATTACATCACTACCTTGAGTTGCCTCAACTAAAATACCCTGAGGAGATGCTGTTATACCAAATCCAACCGTTACCCATTCATTTTTTGAAGTAATACCACAGTTAAATAAGTCTGTTAAGCTAGTTCCTGATGTACAATTTGCAGTACAGAAAGTAAAACAGCTAGAATCATTTATTGCAACAAAATCACTAACAGCATTTTGAAACTCAGGACTAATTGCTAATGCATAAACACTTGCGTAATCTTGCTGTATATTAAAAAGAAAAGTTCTTGTAAAACTATTTTCAGGTTCTGTACCATCTGCGTATGAAGGATCACCACTAAATTGAGAGTTTTCAAATTCAAATTCAACACCTATTTGAGAGCCTTCAATTAAATCTAATCCACCAAAGTCTATTGATACTTTTCCATTAACAACATTAACGTTTCCGTTTATACTATACTCAGCAACTTCCTGAACCCCATCGATTTCTTCTGCTGAAAGACTTTCTGCAATTAATGACAAATTATAGTCTAAATAAATATCTTTACCCTGACTGTTTTCAATATTGTAGCCATCAATATAATTACCATACATTAATCTATTGCCCATTATGGTTTGAGCTTGAGCTTTTCTAGGAACGTTATCAAAAAGTCTTAATAATTGTTCTTCTGGTAAAGTTGTAAATATTTTTTTATTCGTAAAAGAAAGTGTTTGTTCAACGCCATCTAACCAACCTTCATTTACTTTATTGAATCGCTCTATAACATTAACAGATTGACTTGTGCTAAATTTAAATATAACATCTACATCCAATACATTTCTTCCTCCTGTATTAAATGTTATATCTGTAGTGTTATACAGATTAAGCATAGCATCATTATCATAAGTTTGATAATTTATTTGAAAAGGCCCTGGAGTAAAAGCTACTTGACTAAATGGTGAAAGAGCTGAATACTCTCCATCTTCGTACTGCCATCTATATGCAAAACTTAATAAAAGTTCTTCCATGTAATTTTCTCCACCACCTAATTGATATTGTTCTATTTTAGGGGAATTTAAAGGAGGAGCAAGAATAACACCAATATCTTGTTCAGTTAATTGATCAACTGTAGTAAATGAGTTTGGTTTTAAATAAGTTCTTTTTACATTTATTTTTCTTGGAGCATTTAAGTTATCCGTAAAAAACAATAAATCTCCAATTAAATCTATTCCATTCATTAAGAAATCAGAATCAAAATTTAAAACCGAAGTTGATATTAAATGATAGAATAACACAAATGTTCTAGTGTTAAATGATACTACTAAATCTACTTTCCCTGTTGAAGAAAGTGAATTAGCTTTATCATTGACAAACCAATAAATAGTTTCATTAGCACCATCTTCATAAGCTCCAATACATTTTGCTTCCGAGCTTAATGGGCTTCCTTTAAAGTTTAATGAAACGACTTCTGTATTTCCTTTAGAATTTTCTACAGCTCCCACTTCTGTTCCTTCCGTAGAACCTAATCTTACATTTAAAGCATCAATATATTCACCTTGAGGAACTAATCGTTCATCAATGCTTTTATTCATTCTTCCTGCAACAAAGTTCTTTTGAATTTTAGCCATATTATTTTATCCACTTATTTTGCCCCCTTAGATTCATTAATAATCTACCTGGGTGTATATTGCTCAATCTTAATTTTGAGTTCCTTAGAAGAGCTGTTTTCTCTTTTCTAGCTCTATTTATAATGTACTCTTGTATACCATATTTACTTTGAAGTATTGCAAACTTCATATATGAATAAATAAACTCTTCAAAAAGCTTGTTAACGCTTATCTCTGAATCTACTCCACCTTCCATACCATCTGATACATACTCAAGAACCACTAATTCATCTGCCATGTCAGAACTAAAATTAATAACTCCTCCTTTTTTATTTATTTTAAAAGTTGGATTTGCATTTGCTGTTTCTGTATTTAAACCATATCTACCACCTACAGCGTATTCAAAATACCATACTCCATTATAAAAATATCCTTCTTGACCATTGTAAGAACTTTGCTCATTTAGATATATACTTTTTTTACCACCTGTTATTCTTTGCAAATCTAAAGTTGATGTAGATGGCTTTAGTATATTACCATCATGATCAAATAATATTCTACAATTGTTGTCTTGTAAATAAGCATCACTCCAATTTGTTTGAATGTTTTCTGTTAATGGAAGTAACGTTCCGTTTTTATATAAAGAAACTCTAACCCAATTAACATAATCTTGTGGTAAAACGTATCGTAACGTATCACAAACTTGTAATTCAAGTATTTTAATTTCTTTTAAAGAGTCATAGTTTAATTCCTGAATAGCTCTTTTAGCGTGAAATATTATATTATATCGTTCAACATTATTTATTAGTTTGTCATTTCCAACATACATTAACATAAAGTTGGTTACAATATCATTTAATGTTACATATTGATATGAACCCCAATTTGCATCTTCTGTGTTTGGGTCTCCATTGTTTTCGTAATATTGATAATCTGTTAAATATGCCATAATCTATCCTTCTTGTTGAGTTGCTTCGTTTTCTTCTGCTTTTCCAAATTGAACCAGTGATGCTTCTCTTATTGACATTCCTGCATACTGTAGTATTTTATTTACAATATTAGGCTCATCAGATAAAGGAAGTTCAAGGTCTTGATAATCAGCTGCTGTTTCATCAAAACTAGGGTCTCCACCAGTAATAATGTTTAAATAAGTCCAATTTGGGTCTTTAGGGTATCTAATATATTGAGATACAAGTGTTCCTGCCGTAGTTATAGTTTCAGGATAAACTGTAACAGTATTTCCTAAATTAATATTATTTGCACCACCTAAAACGTATGCAGGGAATGTAAGTCCTGGACTTGTTAATGGAGAAGAATTTAAATAAAATATTTTATTTTGAGAAACCCTTTCAACCTCTGTAATTCCTGTTGTAGCTACAATACTGTAACTAGTACCTCCAAAAGTTCCTGATAAAAAATCATTACTTGATATTGTTAATTGAGTCTCACTATCTACACTTACTACAAAAGCACTTCCTCCAGAAAAAACACCACCACCTGTAGTGTTAGTTATTAACTGACCTGATTTTACCTGACCTCCTGTTACAAAATTTGCTGCTGCATCTACTAAAGTATTTCCTGTTGAACCAAAAGTTATTGTACCTGTTGCTGTAACATTTGGATAATAATTAATTTTATCAATTAAATAGTAATCTTCAGGTAAATTAAATAAATTTATACCTGTGTTTATTAATCCTTTTGTAGATGAAAAACTATCTATTACTTCAACTATTCCTTTTACTAAATCAGCATAACCTTCGCCTGAAACTCTAGCGTTTTGTTTTACAATTTGG